GGTGAATAGGGGCACGTTGCCCTGACCTCCAACCACTGTCGTCAACGCCGGCAAGACCGGTAGAGGCAACGAAGAGGCGGACGTCCCGGGATTCGAGATGAGAGTCGCAGACAGCGTTGCTGCTGCACCCTGCACCGGGATACACGGATTCACTAGACGGAGGGTATAACGAACGAACAAATCAAATGCGGTTGCTGCTGGGCTAATCGCGGCAATCATAAGAAAGCCACCATAGACCAGACGCTGAGAGTCGGAGTAACGGATAGCATCGGCGCAAAAGCGCTGACGTACCACGGAATTCATCTTGGCACAATCAACACGCATCGTCAAAGTATCCCAGACAGGACCAGATACGGCTCCATAGTTAGACATCAGTTGAGCTGGCGTCGTGGCAATGGTGTCGTCCCAGTCGTAGTCGAAGGCCAGGTAATAACGGCCAGTGGCGGTTGTTGGATTACCAGGAACGAGCCGGAACTCTAGAGAAGTAAACTCGTACTTCTCATAGAGACAGGCTACGTTGGACATCCATGGAAACAACGCGCCATTGGTAGGGTTAAGATCGAGCCCAGGGTACGATGCGGAAGGTGGGACCAAGGAAAAACTAGCCGCAGTAACGGAGAATGAGCCACAAAGCTCCTCTCTGCTAATGGTAGCATCGGTGACATTGAGGGTATTTTTGGGTGGACCGCGCACTTGGCGCTATCCTAGAGGAGATGATCATTTTCGAGTCGAGCTGTTTGGAGCTCTTCCCGACTTTCTTGACGTTTTTCTTCATAACGCTCTTGTTCTGCAAGTATGGGATACCGGTGCAGCCCGGGACTGTACATCGTGTCAAAACCCCAGAGGGATGCGCCGTGCAGTCTCTCGGCATTTTGTTTAGCACGGAAGTATTAAAGCAGGGATCAGATGTTCTTATGGAGCTCGCAAGTAGGCCAGCATAGCTAGCACAACCCGTCCGCCCGCGAAGGACTTCTTCATAGACTCTCTACTACCGTTTTGGGCAATTAAATGACACGACCCCACTCTACTCAGCACAAAATAACTGATTTTACGAACTGGTCGCCTGGAACCTCAAGGATATCGTATGGCGAGACGCTCTGGAAATACTGCTCGAGGTAGATCTGGAGGTCAGGGACAATCCCAAACGCACGCCAGAAAGACACACGGGCAGCATCAGACACAGGGCGAGACTTGCTTTCGAGACCACGAGAGAGGCGATAAAACCCAGTTTCGAAAAACCTTGGATCGACGCGCTGTTTTGCGCGTCCTACAGAGCCTGCTAGGGAGACGTAGTACGATTGTACCACAGGGATGCCCGACGTGAGTGACAAACCGCACATCCCCACAGCATTCATTTGCGTGCGGAGTGCAGTACTGGCATACTCGTAGTTCATCATAGTGGCATCTTTAGACAAGGTCACACGAGGATCACGACACATGCGGACCTCGACCTCATCTACGTACACCGGTTGAGTCTGGCAAAATACCAGCTGCTCAAACACCTCAACCGGAGCCTCTACCTTCATAACAAAGCCAAGCTGTGCAAAATAATCGGGTATACCGGCCACAATTGGCAAGAGTTGGTCAGACTCCCCAATTAACATGCAGTCGTCCCCGTTATTAAACAGG